TTAGGATTGTTTCAGGAAAAAACGCAGACTTCCAATTCGAAGTACCGCTCCCTGGGAAGCCGCACTGTTTTCAAAGTTTCTTGCAATTGTTTCCTTTTCCACGCTTAATGTCTTTACAATGTAAAATTCCTTCTTTGCCGCCGTCGGTGCATTGTGCATAAATTGCATCACTTCCTGCAGGTTTCCAGATCCGGCATAATCCCCACCGAGCACCGTATGGACATCCTTTTCCTGAAACACATGCGGAATGACCGAATCAATCGCTTTATCGTAATCCGCATTTCCCACATCAATCCGGATGCGCGCCAGACAGCTTCCGTCCCCCGGCTGTTCCACCTGATAATCCAAAAGTTGCAACTGCCCCCACTTCTGATTCACTGCCTCCTGCCATTTTGGAAGGAACTGACCTTTCTGCGCATTCAAAACACTGACAATCATGGAAATTTTTTGTTTATTTGGAAGCTTCATCAGCATACCCAGTCCCGGAATCTTCGGAAGCTTTACCTGATCAATATTTAATTCTGTAATATCTGCCACCAGTCGAAACATTTCTTCTCCTTCATCTTTGGTTATTTTCTATGCTATCATGCTATCACTTTTTTCGTAATTTTTCCACTAAAATAACACTCACGATATTATGCTATAATTTCATTTGGCACCGCCAAACCGGATTCACCAGAAAAGTCAGATCAATACCGTTTTGATGATGATATACAGGTATGTATTTATGATAATCTTGTAATCAATATCACGGAATTGTTAAAATAAAAAGGTGCTTATTTAAGCACCTTTTTTAGTGGACTAGACGGGAGTCGAACCCTCATACAAAAGTTATAGAACGGCTTATTTATTGGATTATTAATTTTCGTGTCATCTTTCGTGTCATCTAACTATAGCTTGTCCAAAAATTCTTTCTTCCACTTCTTATCATCTACCCAGTATGCCGGACAAGCTTTTCCAGTTACATCAAAGTGCCGGACAACGTGTGCCTTATCGATGTTATATTTCTTCATAAGTTTTTTCGTGAGTGTAACAGCATTCTGAATCGTTACTGCTGACGCTCCAGCTTTTCCGTCCTTTACAGTATCGCACAACTCGATGTTGATTGAGTTGGCATTTGTGCAAAGTCCATACTTTTTTCCACCGCCTGTCTTCCCACAGTTCGGATATTTTTTCCCACCAACGGACCAAGCAATGTTTTTAAGCGGCACCGACTTCGTGTAAGAATCATCATCGACGAAATAATGTGCGCTGGCTTTGACCACATTATTATGGAAGTATTTCGCATTTGCTTCATCTGTATCGCCGTCATTGGCAGTGTAATGGATAACGATGTACTTGATGGATTTTAAACTTCTCTTATTTCCATAGTTTTTCGGATTCGCAAACAACTGCTTTGCAATTGCTTTGATTGCTTTTGTAATTGCCATGCTATTCCTCCTTAACTTCCGGGATGCCGGCTACACTGGTGAGCAATGATACCACGCCTGATACAATTGCAGATGATACAACCAGTTTCCAATCCACGGACGATACTACAGCGGCGGTACCAATCACTGCAACAGCAGTTTGTGCCATTGTCTTAACGGCACGGATGCCGGCAGCCTTAAACCATTTAACAGTGTCTACGTTTGCTTTAAATACACAATTCTTCATATTAAATACCTCTTCTTTCTTATTTGATATATTGAGCAATCATCGAAACCAAACCAATAGCAAGAGCCGTGGAAATTGTGCTGATGATTGCAGTTATAGCGACTGACTTATATTTTTTAACATCTTCTGCCGGTGCGCGTTCCATAACATCGACGCGAGCATCCATGCTATCAATCTTCTCATCCAAGGCGCACACATTCTCGTTAGTATGCTTTACTTCCTCGACCAACTGCACCATCGTTTCACTCATTGTATGTATCTCCTCAACAATTGGTTCTAGTTTATCGATTCTGTGTGTATTCGATTTAGCACGCGCTTCAACTCTGGTAAGCCGACGCTCGTTATAAGTTTTAGACCACATGATTTCACTCCTTCCGAAGTTTCCTAACTATATTGTAATGGATGCCAAGATTGATTTTGTACCAATTTAAAAGGGGCATCCAAAGATGCCCCTTACGCTGTCTGCTCTGCCTTTTCAATTTCTGCTCGCACCTTTTCGCGCCATCTCTCCGGTACATCATCAATTGTCATTTTCTTGTCTACCAAGATTCTGCGCACATAAAACTTAACCATGTCTTACACCTCACTTTCTGCGGCAATGCTTGCCAGTTCTTCGATTGCTTCTGCGTTTGCTTCATGCCCTGCTTTAAGCTCATCAATTGCCTTTTCCATTTCCGTCTTTGTCCGCAGCCTGATAGTAACCGTGTAAGTTCCATCTTCCTTACCTGCCTCGTCCGTATTCGGTGCGTATGTAAACCCATCACACTTCAGATCGGTATACTTTCCAGATACCTCATCATTGTGTGTAAATGCGACTTCCGCAAGGTTGTCTGCAGTAAAAGCATCCGTGATTGCTTTAATTCCATCAAAGTCTTTCGACTGAATCTGAATATTGCCGAGACTCGCTCCTTCAGCAACCTCGAACTCTGTTTTGTTTTTCAGGATAATTTTGTCCATTTTTATTACCTTCCTTTCTTTAACCTAAGTGGATAACTAACGGCATATATCTAATATCAGATGATATCTGACTTGTACGTCCTGTGAATCTAATGGATAGATTCCATACTGATGCACTATTTGACAAATTGCATCGAATTAGTGAACCGTGTATATCAATATTCTCTCCATTAAGTGTATTTACATCAACAATAACAATGCTATTAGCAGGTAACGATAATGAGACCGTAAGATTAGTAGCCGTTCCTGCAGGATACTTTATGTTTTTGACCCTATAGCCGCCATTGTCTATATCCCAATCGGTTTGTACACTTATTACATCGGAACCATTGTTGACTATACAAAACGGGTTTCCAGTAAATATGTTTTCGATGCCAAATGATGGTATTTTCTTACTATTTAGACTGCCGTTTAAATCGCTTATCTGCTTTGCAAGCGTACCATCCAGATTCGGATTAGCTTGTCTAGCGTCTAGCGCATACCCGGTTTCTGTTGTTACCTGGTTATTTACGATACTTTCCGGTTGCAGTGCGCTTCCGATTTTATCCTTTAGCGTATCCGCCAACTTGATTACATTGTTGACCTGATCCATTGTAAGAGTCGTGCCATCAATGCTTACCTTAAGGGTTCCATC